ACTGGCCTCCGGCCACCATTAAGAAAAGAAAAATTATGTTCAAGAAAAGAATACCGGTGCGCATCGTCAAGCGCAACATGGCAAAAGGCAATGCCTATGCCAACAAGAAAGGCCGTCAGTTGATGCTCTGTATCATGGCTGTTGCGGTCGTGGTCTTCATCCTTCAGATGCTGACAGACCCCTCTTCCGTGTTGGGCGTCAGCGGTATGGGCGTCTCTCTTGCCTCCATGCTCACCATCGGAAGCATCGATGACGTCAGCGATCGCGACACCCACGGCAGCGCCATCTCGTACATCGTCTATCTGTATGCCATTGATCAGATTGACCGCGACACGGCCTTCCCCCAGCCGGACGAGGACCGCGTCGTTGCCGAGATTCCTCTGAAATCGGAGGAGGTAGGCCATTACTTCGAGGCGCATGATATACCTACGCTCGTCTCCACCACCGAGAAGGGTGACATCACTACATCGGGTGAAAACAACTTCGTGATCATCATGGGTGGCGACCGCAAGGCCATTCACAACTTCATTGAAGAGTACAGTGGCGGTAAGTTCATCATCGTCTACAAGCACATCAAGGACGACCAGTGGTATATCCTCGGTGAGCTTGAACGCCCGATGATTCTGTCCAATACGGAAACCAAGGACGACAAGGACGGCCGTTACACCACCTTTACCTTCAAGCGTTCTTCCGTCGACCTTCCGCTCCTGTATTCAGGCGATCCGACGGAAAAAAAAAGCTAACTGACGCCGATTCTTCGGACACGGAATCCGAGGAGGACACTGTGATGGAGACCGATGAGGAAGACGTCGCAGACGCCGGGGAGGCATCCTCTGAGGAAACCGTATCCGATGAGTCGGATGAATAAAACCGTTTGTTATGTATACAGTAAGAGAAAAAATCAAGGCACTGCGGGCTCTCAAGGGAGATGCCGCCAATGCCGCCGCCGACCTCGCGTTGCTTGAGAAGGTGGCACCGAAAAACGACTCCATTCCAAAATACCGCCGCAGCCCGGGCCGTCATCAGGAGGAAATCCTGTACGACCTGCTCGATTACTGTACGAAAGAAGAAATCACCGCCAACAGACCCGCTGTCAAGCAGTCTGTCGCCACCGCTACGGAGGCAAAGGGCACGACCGTGAAGAATGCCGGCGGCAAGAGCTCCTCCAAGAAGGCCGCAAAAAAAAAGTAATTCAGAAGGAGGAGGAATATCCCTCCATCCGGTGGGATGACCTTGCCGACCCTGACGTACAGACGGCCACGATTCTCTACAACGACCGCGTCAACACATGGCGCAGGATGAAGCAGCTCGACGAAAGTCTTGAGAAGAAACCTACGCCAAAGGATGTGGCCATGCTCGCCGAGGCGCGTATCAGGAATCTTCTGGCTTTCGACGAGCTGCAATCATATAATGACAAGGGACGTTTCCTCTTCCGTCATCCGCTTCTGAGACATCGCTCGGAACTGGAGATACTCCGCAGCCTTCTCAAACGCGATCCGGAGAAATTCCTGCAAAAGCACAAGAACGTAGCCGACAACATCAAACGCTACCGTTCCTACCTGAAACGGGAAGATCGCAAGAACCGCCGCGAGGAGGATAAGGCGGCCCTGGCGTCTTACAGGGAAAAGGAAAAACTCTTCCAGGAGGTTCTGGAAAACAACAAATAATGATATGGAAAAACAAATCGAAGTTTATAATCTGGGCGGACTGCCGGTGGCGCCCGTAGACTCTTTCCTCGAGCTTCAGGAGGATTTCAAGAGACCGGACCCGGAGAAAATAGCGAAGCTGCAGATGCTCATCCTCACGCGCGGTTTCAAATACTCATTCAAGGTATGGCGTGACGGGGACGGCCGTCTGTGGATTATTGACGCTCATCAGAGGAAAAAGGCACTGATGGGCCTGCGGAAATACGGCTATAAGATACCGCCCATTCCCTATGAGGAGATACAGGCGGCCGACAAACGGGAAGCCGTAGAGGAAATCGCCGCCTATAACTCGGAATTCGCACAGAAGAATCCTGACACCATACTCTTTGACAAATATAAGATAACGGCCGCCGACCTGAGTATTTTCAATCTCGGCTTTGAGGTGAATAAGACTGACTTTGCCGTCTCCACTGACCGCCTCTTCGGACAAGGCGATGGTGACGGTGTCCAGGTCAGGGAGGATGATGTGGACAATATCCCGGATGCCTCAGCCGGTGAGTCCTCCTTCGTCAAGACAGGTGACATATGGCTGCTGGGTGACAACCGCCTCATGTGCGGAGACAGCCGTAGCATGCAGGACGTCCGCCTTCTCATGGACGGCAGACAGGCCGACCTGATACTCACCGACCCGCCTTACAATGTCAGTTATGAGGGCGGCGGCACGGACAAACTGAAGATACAGAACGACTCCATGGAGGAAGATCTCTTCTATCGTTTCCTTCATACGGCGTTTGAGGTGATGTACGGGGTGCTGAAAGACGGCGGCTCCTTCTATGTGTTCCATGCCGACAGTGAGGGAGAACGGTTCCGCCGGGCACTGCGCGAGTGCGGCTTTAAAATCGCACAATGCTGCGTCTGGGTGAAGGATACGCTCGTCATGGGACGACAGGACTATCAGTGGCAACACGAGCCGTGTCTGTACGGATGGAAGCCGACGGCCTCACACTTCTGGAACGCCGACAGGCGCCAGACCACCGTATGGCGCTTCGACCGCCCGAAGTCAAGTAAGATACATCCGACGATGAAACCTGTTGCGCTCATGGCATATCCCATTTGCAACTCCACACGGCGCGGTGCCGTCGTTGCTGACTTCTTCTCCGGCTCCGGCTCCACGCTTATGGCGTGCCAGCAGACGGATCGCACGGCCCGGGCCATGGAGATATCACCGCAATACGTGGCGGTGACGGTGCAGCGCTTCCGTGCGATGTTCCCGCAGCTTCCCGTCACCCTGTTGCGTAACGGAGAACTGCTCGATGCTGACCGGACAAAAATGATTATCGATGGACAATCTGACGAATGAATACATCCAGCAGGTGCGCACGTTCGGCGCCCTGGATTATACGCCTGAGCGCATATGCCGTCTGCTCGGTCTGTCAAAGCATCAGAGCCAGGCGCTCCAGTACCGGATGGCTACGCCGGGCGATGTATATCATGATGCTTACCTGCAGGGGCGCGCGCTGGGCGATTATAACGTTGACGCCGAACTGGCCAAGGGCGCTGAGAACGGTGACAAGGACGCCATCGAACTGCTGGCGGCCCGTAAACTGGAACGCCAAGAACTTGACATCAGACAAAAACTGTTTGGCATATGATGAAAAGCAATCTTGAGAAACTCGACCAGATACACCCGGATTTGATAACGACATTCCTGGCCACTGGCAAGTGTGATGACATACCGCCTGAGACACGCCTGTTCATCCAGCAGATAGGGTGGGCGGCAGAAGTGTATGAATATGAGCGTAACATCACACGGGCGGCCAAGAAACTGCGTCTGCGCATCAGCGCGGAACAGCACATCGCCGTTGATGAGCGTACCTGCATGGCGCGCATCTACCAGGCCATCAATTACTTCAACGTCGACTGCAACGTGCCCATCAAGGTATGGGAATCCAATTTCGCCAACAAGTATGAGGATCTGGCGAAACTGTGTGCCGTCCGACGTGACTATAAAGGCATGAAAGCATGTTATGACGCTGCCCTGGAATGCCGTCGGCGCTCGTCGGAAATAGCGGAGGCCGACCGAGACCTGGGCGTGGTGTTCATCATATCGCCGGAACTCACGCCGGAGGAGCTCGGGTTTCAGAAGAAGAATCTCAAGGAAATTGCCGCCAAGCACAACAAGGGCTTTTATCTCTCGCTCATCGATTCACTGCCTATCGAACAGACGGAGAAGAAGCGCCTGCTGCGTGACGCTGACATCGAAGAGGCGGAAGTATTGGAGGAATTGGAAAATGACTGATATTGACACGCAATTCTCGGATTTCGAGCACTACTACATGAACCAGGTGCAAATCATCGCCTCGGTCATCGACCCCAATATGCTGTATGCCGAATGGGGGCGCGCTACCGGCAAGACGGAGGGCGTGATGGGACCGCGCATCATCCGTGTGTGCAATGACATGCCCGGCGAGCTTTCTTTCCTGGTCCACAAGACCTACGTGGCCCTGATGACCAACGTATGGCCCAACATCCAGGCCTACTTCTCCCGGCCGGTGATGGTCGGCGGCCGCCAACGGCCCATGCTGGAATACGGCATCGACTATGTCGTGGGCGAGTCGCGCCTGCCGTCGCACTTCCGTCGGCCGCGCTATCCCATCTCCTACGCCAAGCACAGCGTGGTGTTCCGCAACGGCGCACACCTGCAACTCGTCTCCAGCGATCAGCCTGAGAGCGTCGCCGGCCGTAATGCCGTGCACGCATTCATCGAGGAGATGAAGCACAACACGGGTGAGAAGCTCAAGTCACGCCTGTTCCCCTCACTGCGCGGCGGCAGCGCACAGATACGCCGGTCGCCATATTATGAGGGCGTGACGGGCGTCAGCGATACGGCCCGCGTCGACCTGGGCGAGGACGACTGGTTCGAGGACTATGAGAAGAACATGAACAAGACGCTCGTCGATGAGATAGCCACCGTGTCACTGGCGCTCAACAAGTCCGTCTACCGTACCTATGCGCTGCAGAAGGAGCTGCGTGAGACGAAGAATCCCGTCACGATGGAGAAGATACGCATCGAGACGGAACGCCTCCACCATTTCATCGCCATGTGGCGGCCTCGGCTGGCCGACATGCGCCGCAATGCCACACTGTACCTGCGCGCGTCATCTTTCGCCAATAAGGACATCCTCGGGCCTAAATTCTTCAAGACGCAGCTCGAGACGCTCGACATGGACGAGTTCCTTACGTCCATCTGCTCGGTGCGCCACAAGGAAGTGCTCAATAAGTTCTTCGCCGCCTATGACCGCGAACGCCATCAGTTCAAGGACAGTTACATCTATGATGAGATCATGCGGCACAACCTGAAAGAAAAGTTCCTGCTGACGGCGCGTTTCCTCCGTCACTACGACAGGCGCGAACCGCTGTACGTGGGATATGACCCCGGCAACTTCTCGTCGCTCGTCGTGGCACAGAAGAAAGAGGCCGGCCGCCGCCTGGATACCATCAAGGAGTTTTGGGCCTACTTCCCGGACACGCAGGAGTATCTCGCCCAGCAGTTCTATCAGTTCTTCGGCGCCGATGCCGTCAACAAGGTCGTGCACCTGTATCCGGACCGCGCTGGCAACAAACCGCGCGAGGACCTGGAACAAATCACCACGGACAGCCGGGCAATGAAGGCGGCGCTCGAAAAGTACGGTTTCACCGTGATTTTGTACAATGAGGGCGCGCCGACCATCTATCACTGGCAACAGTTCAAACTGCTGCTTCTGCTCTTTTCCGAACGTCATCCGCTATTGCCGAAGGTGCGCATCGACGAGAACGAGTGTCCGAACCTGTGCAGCGCCATCCTGGTCTCCCCTCTGAAAAAGACCAACGGGAAGATTGAACTGGACAAATCAAGTGAGAGAAAAGAACCTCTCAAACGGCAGGCAGGACTCACCACGCAACTTCCGTCGGCCTTCATATATCTTTTGTATGGTCTGTATGGCGACCTGGTGAAAAAAGAACTTTCAACGTTCCCGGACGACCTGCCGGAAAATTATTCCGTCTGACGGAAAATTTTACAAAATCATATAAAAACAGGACTGTTTTACATGGAAAGAAACGGCAAGCGCCTGACATTCAGTCGCTTCCGTCGGGGAAATGGAGAAGTAAAAATTTCGGACGATGAAAGCGCCCACGCACCGCTGATTTTTCGGCCTGAGGTGCAAGGGCCCCGACGTCGGGAAATATGACAGGATTTCCTTCCTGGAGGCTCCCCGGCAGTCCTTTGTCAATATATAATAATGTAATAACTTCGCAACAAATGAATGATACGCTTGAGATAGACGGCCTGACGGCCCTTCAAATGGCCCGTGAGATAAGCAAGTTGCCGGACGGCTGCTTCACGGTGGCGTTCTATCCCTACTCGCGCGCCCGGCAGGAAGCCGGTGCCACGCTCGTGGTCAGGCACGGCTGCAAGTACCGCAGCCAGTTGCCGAAAGAGCGGTTCGCCGTGGATGCTGAGAATTACTTTCTCTTCACCGACAGCGCCGGCGAGCCGAAGATGTGTTACAGAATTCTCATCCGTTACATGGGCTTCCCGCAAGACGGATTCAAACTGCATAAAATCAATTGGTATGAATGATAGAATCGAGATGGTCGGCAATGCCGGCTGCTATGTCAACGACGGCGATGTCATCTCCTTCCAGATAGGAGAAGGCAATCAGGTCATGGAGGCGGCCTCGATGGCGCTGCCCTCCGGTGCCATTGCGATGACGCACGAGCATCAGTGGCTGGGCATGCAGGGATACAACGTGTGCATGCGCGGCCGTGAGAACAACCTGTGCGAGGAGGTGACGCAGGAGATTAAGCAGAACAGGCTCCTGCCGCGCCTGTACTCCAAGGAGATTAAGATGCTCTACGGTCATGGTCCGGCCTGTTACATCCAGGGTATAGAGGACGGTAAGCTGCGCCGTCGCTATGTCACGGTACCCCAGGTGGAGCAGTGGCTCGAGTCGTGGGAGGACTACGGTCTGCCTTCTGTACAGGAATTCTGCAAGGCCAACATCAAGAACTACTATTACTTCGGCGACTTCTTCTGCAAGTGGCGCTTCTCGCGCGGCAAGATTGCGGGCGTGGGTATGCCCGTGGCCGGTCTGGAAAGTCTGGAGAACAAGAACTGTCTGCTGGCTACCGACCGTCAGGACGTGGCCAACGCACTCATCTCCTATTCCGACTTCCGGTATGTCATGCTCGGCCGCTGGGCCTACGGCGTAGGATCTTTCAAAGTGTATCCGAAGTTCTCCATCCGCGACGTCGACACCTATATGTCTGCCGCCATCTCCCACCACAGGGACAAGTCGGTGGATGAGTTCTACGGCGTCAACGAGACGCACCAGGGCGCACGCCCCTATATCCAGGGCAGCAACAAGACGGCGCATTACATCAACTCGTTTCTGAAGAATTCTCTGGCCGCCAAGATCCACATCATCATCCCCAATGCCTGGGTGGAGTCCAAACGCAATCAAATCATGCGTCTGTGTGACGAGAACAAGAAGCGCTCGGCCAAGGGCCAGCAGCTCATCAAGTACAACGGCATCGACATCGGTACGGAACTCAAGGAGTCGTCCGTCATCGAGTACATCCGCTACGAACTGCGCAAGTTCGGCAAGTACCTCTCCGGTGAGGACAATCAAGGCAAGGCATACTCCACCTTCTCCTTCACCGACTCCGCCGGTCATGAACAGGCCTGGAAGATAGAGAGCATCGACCTGAAATACAAGGAATACATCGAGGCGCTCATCACCTACGACAAGCGCACGGAACAGGCGCTGCTCTCCAGCGTCGGCCTGGACGCCGACATCAGTGCGGTGGACCGCGAGGGCGTCATCAGCAAGTCAGGTTCCAACGCCTACTATAACTACCTTATATATATAATGTCACTGACACCGGAGGACGAGATATGCGCCGAGCCCCTGAATCAGGCGCTGCGCGTGAACTTCCCTTCGCTCTACAAGGAGGGGCTGCGCATCGGTTACTATCGTGAGGTCCCGCAGCGCCAGGAAGACGTTTCACCATCAGAAAGACTTAATCAGCAACAGTCATGAACATACTCGAAGAACTATTCGGCAACCTCGCGACCTTCTCGGAGTACGTCTCCGGTGTGGACACCAGCAACAGCCTGGATGACCTCAAGGCTCCGGCCAGGACGGCCCGCAAGCGTATCGAAAGCGTCATCACGGCGAAAGTGTTTACCGCCATCCTCTCATCCGAAGATGAAGACCTGCTCGACGCCCTGCGCATGGCCATGGCCAATATGACGCTGAGCGTACAACTCGTCTTCGACGTCATCAACCGGCGGAAGTCGGATATCGACGTCTATAAGTACGAACTGGAGGGCATGAAGCGATCCTATATGGAGAATTACTACAACGCCATGGACTCGCTTGTCCAGCAGCTCATGTGCGCCGAGACGGAAGACGATGACACCATCTCGCCGGCCGCCCTGTGGAAAAAAGCCCGTTACTGCACCGTACTATCCCAATGCCAGATCCAGACGGCCGACGAGTTTGACACCATCTATCCCATCGACCTGTCCTACCTCTTCTTCTTCCGCATCGTGCCCCTGCAGAAGGAGTGCCTTGACGAACGTCTGGGTGCCTATTTCTCCAAGACCGAGGATGAGCAGATCGTGGGCATGCTCAAACTGGCACTGGCCAAGAAGACCATCGCTAAGGCGCTGCGCCGCTTCGATATCCTGGAATTCCCGCCCGTCATCCGTAATCTCTTCGACGACAATACGGCATCGCGGTCGGGCAAGGACGAGCATGACGCCATGACCGACCTGGCAGACCGTCTGGAAGGTGAGGCGGACGACCTAACGGATTCCGTCGACCTCATGCTGACCGACGAGAGCATGGCGGACATCAGCTCGTATAGCGCATACAACAAGGATGATGACGTAATCGTGATGGCACCATGACAGACATCCGACTTATCGTAAACGGCAAACCTGTCACGGTGCCCAACAGATGGAGCGCGCTGTCGCCGGATGAATATCTCCGGACGGTCCGGCTGCTGGTGCGCTTCTCCGATGGCTCCCTCTCCGCCGGAGAGGTGCGCCTTCTGCTGCTCTGTGACCTCATGGGCGTCAATGCCATGCGGCTGCGTGACGAGACGGCCATCGCCAACCTGCTGAGCGTGTCTGAACGGCTCACGTTCCTCTTTCGCATCGTCTATTCGGATGATGACGCCGCCCTGGAAGACCTTACGCCGGAGGAACGCGCAGAGGCGCGCCGCACGGACCCCTTCCGCCTGACATTCCCGGCGGCCAAGAAACTGCAGTCCCTGGATTATCGGTACGTACCGGACATCTGCTGGTGCAAACAGATGCTTCCCCACCTGGACGGCGTAGACGCTCCCGGCTACCGTGTGGACACCACCTACGGCACGCTCACCTGTTCCCTGACGGCCCTGCAATACATCGAGGCTCGCGACCTTATCGGCCAGAGCAGCGACACCCTGCCCCTGCTGGCGTCCATACTCTATTTCCAGGGGCCCTACGACTCGGATAAGGCACACCGGCGCGCCGAGCATTTCCGGCACCTGCCGGAGACGACGCTGGCAGCCGTGTCGCTCAACTTCCAGGCCCTGAATAATTTTCTCTACACGCGCACGCCCTTCAGCCTGCTCACGAAGTTTGCACCGCGACCGGACCGTCCCATCACCACCGATGCCGCCGACGCACTCTATGACCTGTGCTCAGACGGACTCGGCAACGCCGAACAGGTGGAGAGGATGAACGTACTCACCTACCTGCGCATCCTCCGGAAGAAGACCATCGATGCGGTACGCAACATGCGGGGCATGGATATGGACGTGGCCAAGATATCCACCGAGACGGGACTGCCCATCTCGGTCATCAATGAAATTATATGATATGATAAAAGATCTGTTCCTGTATTTCGCCAAGTATCCGGCCAAGAGCGGTGTGAAGGCCATCGCCACCATGGGCAAGAGCTCCTTCTCGGAATATGCCGAGATGCTCGACGCCCTCAATGAGCTGCCGGAGGAATCCGTCGTGCCGGAGATAGACAACTACGTCTATGCTCAGACATTCGAGGACATCCAGCAGCGCATCGACCGAATCTCCGGCTCTTTCCTCTTCGTCGACTACGGAGAATTCAACCTCATGGGCGACGGCCGCCGGTCGTTCCAATGCACGCAACGCCTGGCCGTCACCGTGGCCATGAAACTGCCCGACCGCAGTGATATGATGGAACGTCTCATCGCCAGCGATCGCACCCTGGCGTCGCTTGTCAAGGTCCATGCGCGGATGATAGCCGATGCCGACCGAGGGCTCCTGGAATGGATTGACAGGGACAACCTGGATGAAGCGGAACTTGTGCCTTTCGTGGCCGCGGAACTGCACAGCTACGGCTGGACGCTGCTGCTGAACGCGTCGGCGCCCGACAGTCTCGGCACGCACGCCCTGGCGCGGTCCTTTGCCAAAGACGGGGAATGAGGTATTTTTGCATGGAGATTTAAAGGGTTATGTGGAATATTCTGACAATGGAGCAAATCAGACTTATCGTGGTGTCAGCGGGTGCTTCCCTGATGGCGTCCATCGCGCCCACCCACGGCTTCGTGGTAGGTCTGCTGCTCTGTTGGACTTTCAATGTGTGGGCAGGCGCCCGCGCCGACGGCGTGGCCGTATTCGCCTGTCGCCATTTCTCGTGGAGCAAGTTCAAGACGGCGCTATGGGAACTGTTGCTTTTCATTGCCATCATCTGGCTCATCCATTCCGTGGTGTGGTTCTCAGATGACCGGGAACCTGCGGGATATGCGGCGAAGTGGCTCTCTTACGTCTTCGACTATCACTATGTGAGCAACGCCTTCAAGAACCTGGTCAAGACCTATCCCAAGAACAAGGGACTGTGGATGGTGTATCTCGTCATTCGTCTGGAATTCCACCGGCTCATCCCGTCGCATATCAGCGAGGCCATCAAGCAATACGAGGAACGTCAGACATCAGAAAAGGAAAAACAAGATAATGGTAATACTCATTGACAACGGACATGGCGCGGACACCGCCGGCAAGCGATCGCCCGACGGCCGTCTGCTTGAATACCGCTACTGCCGGGAGATAGCGGCAGAGGTCACGGCGCGGCTCATCCGCTTCGGCTACGACGCCAGGCGCATCGTAGAGGAGGACGAGGACATCCCGCTCAAGGAGCGCTGCCGTCGCGTCAACGACGTGTGCTCCTCCGAGGGCAAGTCGCACGTGCTGCTCGTCTCCATCCACTGCAACGCCTCAGGCAACGGTCAATGGATGACGGCACGCGGCTGGTCGGCATACACGTCGGTAGGGCAGAGCGCCGGCGACAAACTGGCCGACTGCCTCTATGAAGCCGCCCGGCTCCATCTCGACGGCTATAAGATACGCACCGACTACAGTGACGGCGACGCCGACTTTGAAGCCGGATTCTACATACTCAAACACACACGCTGCGCCGCAACGCTGACGGAGAATTTCTTTATGGACAACAAGGAAGACGTGGCGCTGCTGCTCTCCGACATCGGCCGTGAGCTCATCATCCGCACTCATGTCAGCGGCATCATCAAATATATATCCAGATACGGAAAATGATGAAGAAAGTCGCCATCTATGCCGCTGCCGTCGCCGTCTGTGCGCTGATGAGTAGCATAATCGTCCGCCAGCACCGGGAACTCGGCCGCCTGGAAAAGAACCAGTCCGTCCTGCTGCACAACGGCACGGTCGAGATCAAGGAGACGGCCGCCGGGCGCAGCGCCGTCTCCGCGGAAGCGCTCACGCTGCGCCTCTCGGAGATGCAGCGCAGCAACGACTCCCTGCTTACCGTGGCCAAGATACTCGGCATCAAGAACCGCCGGCTCATGGAAGCGGCACGCACGGCCTCCGTCACGCGCACTGTCGTCAATACCGTGGTGCGTGACAGCGTCATCACCAGGGAGGGACGCACGGACACACTGCCCTGCATCACCTACAGCGACCCCTGGGTGGACTTCTCCGGATGTATACGCGGCGACACGTTCACCGGCGACATCACCGGCCGCGACACACTCGCCTTCCTGGTGCACCGCGTGCCCAAGCGCTTCCTGTTCTTCCGCTTCGGCTGTAAGGCCGTCCGTCTGGATGTCGCCAGCAGCAACATCCACACACGTCTGACTTACTCCAAATATATACGGTTAGTTCAATAGGTTTAGTTTTAAGATTTTAGACAACAAGTGAAATTTATCCAGGGACCGCCGCAGTGATGCGCCGGTCTTTTTTGTTTGGAATGTTAAATAATAGTAATATAAATACTTTTTTCGCTTGATTCGTTTTGTATTTGTAGTAAAATTACTATCTTTGCAACGTTGAACAACAAAACAGCGATCTATGAAAGTAGTAAAAGTAAGTAAAATCCTTCGGGATTTGAAAAAAGCAGGATGGACGTTGGTTGACCAGCGAGGAAGTCACAGACAGTTTAAGCATCCCGACAAAAAAGGGAAGGTGACTGTCAACGGTAAGGAAAGTGATGACATCTGGGGCCCTTTACTGAAAAGTATCGAACAACAGTCCGGGTTGGAGTTTTAACTCCAACCTCCCCTTCGGGGGTAAACTACTGACTTTATCGCGTTTATGTTTGACAAGGTGGTAAGATTGCCACCTTTGAATAAAGACATCTTAAACAATTAAAATATGACAAACGTTATTGTTAATACGGCACTTACGCAAACCGGTTATTGCTGTTCCTGCGACTTGCTGCCCGGTTGGATTTGTTCCGGAACCGATGATTTTGACGCTTTCAAGAAGTATGTTCAGGAGAGCATCGACTTCTATATCGACTGTGCCAAGAAGGACGGGGATAAATATCCTGCCGTTTTTGACGGGGATTATGATATCGTCTACAAATTTGACGTGCAGTCTCTCTTGGAATATTATCGCGGTATTTTCTCCTTCTCTGCCTTGCAGACCATTACGGGAATCAATCAAAGGCAGCTGTGTCATTATGCTTCCGGTCTGAGTAAACCCCGGCCCGCCCAAAGGGAGAAAATCGCCACCGGTCTTCATAAATTGGCGCAAGAATTACTTACGGTCACTGTTTAAAGTTCAACAACACGGCATGACCGGCCGGCCCCGGCGCCAAAAGCGTCGGGGATTTTTAATCAAACCCTGAAATTAAAAATTTCCCCCGGAAAATTTGGTAGTCTCAGATAATCACCCTATCTTTGCCCCTGGATAAAAGAAGATGTGTATCATCCCGCAGGGGCAAGCGGTGAATTGCCCGGCAGACATGCAAGGGCTTTTTTCATGCCCTTACTATATCCTTACGGCGGTTGCCATTCCGTGAATTCTAAGCCCTCGGGGTGAAGTCTTCTTTTATCCAGCGGGATGCGCAGCCGCTTTTCTGTGC